TGATATGGGGGATCAGTGACGACGGCATCTACCTTTACGCCGTCATTAATCAACCTCTGCATTTCCTCTAAGCAGTCACCGTTGATTATCATCGGGCCGCTCCATGATTACTGACCAGAACCCGTGATGCCCCTTGATCGGGGTGGGGCAAACATAGCCCATGCGCTCATATTGTGGGATTTGGTCGTGCGGTACATAGCGGAACACCCTGACCTTGGCATTGACCGCCGCTGTGTGGGGTGGTGACTTGAGCCGTTGTCGAAACACAAAATCTTGCCACCGACGCCAACCACTAACAGCCTGAACCCAGTTCGCAGTTTGGGTTGAAGTTAAAAGTTGAGTAACGGCCCAAGTCAATTTCGAGATTATCATTCGCATGAGAAATCTGTCAATTGACGGAAAGTGAGGGGAGCGACCAAACCCCCCTCACAACCACGAAGACCACAACAACGTGGAGATGCTGTTGGGTAATCGGGCAAATCATACCACACCGTCTCATCCTGTCCAAGATTTATCAACTTGAAGCCTTTTTGAGGACGATACTTTTACCACTTTGCGTTGCCTCAACCTCACCATCAAAAATATTTGATAGAAAGTCATCGCCGACAACTTTTTCAGCCTCCCGTTGAGCCTCTACCAAGTCCTTACATCTCACTGTTCTGACCACCTTGCCTTCAGGATTCATATCAATGACCCACCAGATTGAGTGGTCTTTCTCGTCACGCTTGATTGCTACATGCTTCTTTTCAGTCATCATCTGTATCCTCTACTATTCGGCAACCCATAATTCCTTTTCGGGTCATTGCGCCTGTTGGTTCCGTATTTTTCTTTACGCTCAATGTATGAAACCACTGATTTGTTGCCGACCTCATGCATCTTGCCTGTGACCGTGTTGGTGATTTCAAAATATGGCACCCACTCTCCCATCGTGCTTTTGCCGCTATTGCTTTTATAGGTGCCGTCGTACAGCTGCTTTCTGACTGACCAATGGCGGCATGTCATGGTGTGACAGCCCTTGCCAAATTTTAACCAAAAGAGCCTGTCCAAAAACCACGATGACATCAATTCGTGTGCCGTCAGAAGGTCTGGGTTGTCTGCCACTGCTTGCAACCGCTCCTGAAAGCTAGGCCAGTTCTCAAAGCGTAGCTTACGGGTGCAGATCACGGGCCTTGCGTCTCGCTTGGCCTTCCTTGCTTTTCGCCGCTCCTCTCGCTTGCGACTCTCTTCTTGCATCCGTTCATAACGACCCCGCGCCTCTTTGGCACCGCAGACAGTCGGCAAAACGCACTTGGGGCATTCGGGATAGAACACACCTTCATATTTTTCAGCGTATGACCAACCCGCCTTGGTTTCGTGTGGAATCCACTTGCCCGTCTCTACTTTTGCCCAGCCTTCTCGCTGGTAATAGCCATAGAAGGTGTGGCCACATAGTTCACAGCCAAGGTGACGCCGCTTTTCAAACAGCGGTGCGGTCATCTTGTCTTTAAGCTCTTGGAGCTTTTCAAATCCTGACGCCATGATCACACCACTCCCATGATTGGGTGGTAGACATGCTGGGTGACATCGTAATTAAAATAAGCCTCACCTATCGCCCCATATAGACCTTGTTCCCTCACCTTTCGGGTTATCACCCTAGTCTGGTCGGTTTCAAAATCCCTGTGTATCACCAGCCCCACATCGGTCATGTTGTTCCAATGGGCTGACCCACTTACATCATACAGGCTTGGCGGCGGGATGACACCCTCTTGATTTCTTTGCATTTTGGCAGGATGGGCGACCATCCACATACAGACATTATGGCTCCGACAGAATTGCTTACAGGCCGAAATCAAATCCCTGATGTGTTCATCCTCCCGTTTGTTTCCCTCGCGGCTGGCATCGATCTCGTTGTAGGGGTCAATGACTATCCCCTTCACGCCATGCCGCAAGCAGGCCGCTTTGGCCTTGCCAAGTAGCCAGTCAATGCTTGGAATGGTGTCGCGGCTTTCGATGAAATAATATTTTTCATCCAGAAACATCATGGCATCGCCTAACTCCTCGCGGGTCATGCGGTCGCTGGGGCCATCGTCGAATGGCTTGCAGACAACCTTCTCTGATAGCCGCCTGATGTGATTTGCCGTTGAGTGTTCTGGGCTAAAGACCGCAAAGCGCCATCCCTCATTACGGGCTAGGTTGACGGTTAGCTGATCCAGAAAGTTAGACTTGCCGTGATTTGGAACCCCTGTCACCAGACAGAATGTCGATGGCATTACCTTGTAGATTTCATCAAGATTATCAAACCCTGTGCTGATCGCCTTTTGGACGTTGCCAGAATAGATATCTTGAACCTCACGCTGATAGTCTTTGACAGTGTAGATTCCATCTATGGGAAACGGCGTAGCGTTTTCGATGACCTCAACCACGACCTCTGCGCCGTGATGAACGAGACACTCATTCGCATCCTTGGTCTGAATGTCATGTAGGCATGGCCACTCGACAGTCCAGCAACGGTCTTTACCAAATCGGTGGATCAACTCTAGCTGTAGCGCCTTGCCTGCCGCATCACAATCGCCTGCCAGAATGACCTTTTCAGCATTATTCAGCCATTCACAGTTTTGGAGCGCTGCAAATCTTTTGTCATTGGCATCGAACTTGGCTTCCTTTGGTGCGCCGTCAGGCAGGCTAACCACATGGTCAAAACCAGCCTCAACCAAAGATAGGACATCCATCTCGCCCTCTACGAAGATCACCTCTTTGGAGCCGCTTTTGTCCCAGTGCGCTTTGACGCTATCGATGTTGTACAGCGTCCTTTCGGCGTCCTTTTCCTGACGGAACCGCTTATCTTTGGTGCGGTGCTTGATATTTACCAGTTCACCATCTTTGTAATACGGGAACGAAACACAACCCTCTGGCCCATTTCCCAGATGCTGTTCTGATCTGTAAATCTGAAATCGGGAGACCGTGGACTGCGATATGCCCCGTTTTGCAAACCAAGCCGCCACCTGATCGTTTACAGACTGACCTTCTGGCTTGGATGGCCTTTTAAACGCCCTCAGACGCCCGTAGACGGGCCTTTCGACCCCACCAGCCCCACCAACCCACTCACAGTGATGGCATTTCCATACGACGCCCCCATCGGGTTTTATTGTAACGGATAGACATGGGTCTGTTTTGTTGCGCCTACCGCTGGAACATTTTGGGCATGTGGTTTTGTGATCACCCTCTGAATAAGAGCGCAATCGGATTCCTTGATCTATTAACTCTTGCATCAGTCATCATCCTGCTAGTTGATTGCGGTTCGTGGTTATTGCTTGTGCTTCCTGCACGGTTTCCCAACGCCTTTGGTTCAACCAAGTGGTCGCGTGGGCTATGAATGTTTTATCTTTGCCGTGGCAGGCTCTTGCAAACATCTTGGTCGCGTTCACAAGATCGTCTTGGTCAATCAAGGGCTGGGCTTTAAGCCATGCCTCAAAAGCCTTTTTCTTGGAGCCGTCGTGGCGCGGATATAAATCCCACCACTCTTGAAATTCCTTGGGATAGACATTTTTGTCACCCCTCTTTGATTCTTTTATAACGGGTATATCTCTTACTGTATTGGGGGTCATTTTTGTCACCCCCACCCCGTCATTTTTGTCACCCCTGTGCGTGATGATTGTGAAGCTGTTGCTGGTCTGTTTTCCGTCTTTGCCAAAGCGTGGTGTGACCCTGACAAGGCCGTCCTCGACAAGAGTTTTGATGGCACGTTTTATGGTGCGCTCATCACAGCCGCACAAGTCGGATAGCTTTGAATTTGACGGGTAGCTTGAATAATTCTCATCAGCGTAGTTCGCCAACATGATCAAGACGAGCTTGGCTGTAGGCGTTCTGCAACGCGATTGAGCGGCAATTTTTAGGGCATCCCAACTCACTGTCATCTCCTTTGGTCATTCGTGGTTCAGAGACACTAATAGATTTTTTAGGCCCGTCGCAACAACTTTTCTAAATTATCGACTATCGTGATGACTACCACGACGATTAAGCTGTTGACAATAGTAAACAGTGAGAGTAGAATCTAAAGAATGACCAATTTAGTGGAGAACCAAATGACCAGCACCCGACAGACCGAAACCTTCAATCCGATGGGCGATTGGACATGGCTTGAATGCATTGAATTTGCAGACGGCCATTTTGAAAGCGTATGGGCCAACCCCTACGAAGGTGAAGACGAGGTGATGTTCACTGAGGCTACGCCAGAGGAAATCGCCAGCCATAAGCGCATCCAACAAATGCGTGATATGCCAGAGGGAGAAACCATACCCGCTGACTGGTTCTCAAAACACTGGTTTGGAAACATTTAAAACAGCAAAAGTGGAGAACGAAATGACCATCAAATTTGATGAACTGAATCCTGAGACACTTGCAAAGCTGGGCCTGTCAAAGCCGCGCAAGCAAACCTTCATGGCAGAGCATGAGCGCCAATATGCAATCAAGGTGCTGAATGTCATATCTGGCCTCAGTCAAAAAGAACGCGCCCGTGTCTTGAAACGCGCCGCTTCCATGAACGAGGTGTGAGCCATGACAGACAAAAATGATGAATTCCACCAAGAGCAAGAAAAGCGGCTTGCCAAGATTCGCAAGTCAGCCAACCGTGACAAGCAGATCGCCAAGCAGTTGCGGCGTCAGGGTAATCACGCTGGTGCTGACAGGAAGATGCGCGAGTATGATCATGCAGTGTCGTTGCTGAAGGCAGGCATTGGGGCCACCCAGCCCACCCTGTCCAACGTGCTATTGACCGCCTTGGCAAACCCCAAGCGCGGCATCTACGGATATCAGCAAGGCAAGTATGCAGAGGCGATGCGTCGTAGCGTACAGGCCAACATCGCAACATCGCAAAAGTTTGTGGTGAGCAACAGCCTAGTCGAACATGCCTATCTGGCGTCACTGGCCAAACCGCAAACATTGGCCAACATGCTGGAACGTGCCAAGCCGTGCTTCAGCAATATGTGGATCGAATGGGATGAAGACTTCAGGCAGGACATCATCAACCGCGAGATGAAGAAGGCGGGTCTGCCGCAT